GCACGTTAGTTGATGAATTCCAAGTTCTTACTCTTGCAGTTGTTCCACTTGTCTGTCCTGTTACAATCTCATTAAATATAAAGTCACCTGTTGAATCCATGTCAGGAGAACTAACAGTTATTGATGGAGATGTGCTATATCCAAGACCTGCATTTATAATTCTTATTTGTGATACTACTCCTGCAGAGTTAAGAACTGCAACTACAGAGGCAGCAGCAACTTTTGTTCTATCTTTAATACTTAATTCATTTGAAATTGTAACAGTTGGATTTTGAGTATAACCTGCACCAACGTTAGTAAGATTGATAGCAGTAACTGTTCCAGATGTTCCTATGGTGGCGGTTGCAGTAGCAGTTGTTCCTACCCCTACTGGACTACTGATTGTAACTGTTGGGGCAATAGTATAGTAAATACCAACATTTGTAAGAGAAACTGTAATTGATCCACCTACACCAGTTGTCGATGCAGTTGCTATGGCACCACCTGGATTATCGATAGTTACAGTTGGTGCCGTAGTGTATCCGCTTCCTCCAGAGCTAACAGTTATAATTCCTACTGTGCCGTCAGCAATTCCTGAGGTTGCAGCGGCACCTGTGCCACCCTTTCCACCATAGAATTTAATCTTAGGAGCAACTGTATATCCTGCACCTGGGTTGGTGATAGGAACAGTTTGCACCGACTGTAATCTTGGATTAGCATTAAGATTGCATACGTTAATACCACCAATCATGGTAGCAGTAGCAATACCAGTTATGCCTGTAGATGGAGCGGAAGATATAGCAACAGTTGGAATTTCTCCATATCCTCCACCTCTGTTGGTAACGTTAATGAATCTTATACCACCAGATGTAATAATACCTGTAACAGCAGTAGCGGTTACACCTGTACCAACTAATGTTAGAGTATGTGTTACACCCTGAACAGTGCTGATTCCATCTTCGGTCGTTCCATCTGGATCATCACCAACTAAATTGTTATCGATTTCATCAATACCAGTAGCAAGAACTTCATCCTCATAGCGGAAGAGTTCGCAAGTTAACTCATATGTATAAAGGTCTTGTAATTGATAATATGGTTTTGCGTACTCAATATCTTTAATTTCATAAATTCTATCATCAAGCGGGAACCAAATTAAGTCACCACTTTTTGGTCTTGTAGATAATTTAATATTTGCTTGATCTTCGATCAAAGGTGAGATATAGTTTTCATATCTTTCTCTTGATATCACAAGTCTTACTTCATCTCTAGATTCAATTCCAAATTTAGAGAGAAGATTACCTGCGCCAGAATATTGATCATAATTATCAATATATGCCTCAAGTGGAAGTGCCATATCAAATTTTGATTGGACCACTTCACGAATAACTGATTTTTCAGTAATAAACTTTCTAGGAATATAGAATATTTCTACTCCATAAGTTCTTAATTGCTCATTTATCAAGTCTTGAACAAGATTTTGTTCAGATGATGTGCCTTGGGTGAAAAAAGGATTTAATACCATGATATTAACCTATCATGTCAAAAGGAGGAAGTTCATAAGTATTTGACATTTGCTCTCTAATTATTTCAAGATCTTTATCGGCATCATCATAAATTTGACGCCCGTTTAGTTCAATTCCGCCTGGTAGTTTAACACCTTGGAACTTAATTAAATTCTGACCCCATTGCCTTTTTATCAGGGCAGTCAAGTATCGTTTTAAAAATGAATCATTATAAACTCTTCCATAATCATTAGGATCTAATAAACGATAACAATCAATTATTATATAATCATCAACTGTTACACTTGACCAATCAAGATCAAGATACAATCTATCTTGTCTCTGGTTAAATCTTATTTGCTTTTCTGTAGTCAAAAGAAAATCAATATCTTCTAGATACCTTTTTGTTATACCATAAGTCAAAACCTCCATTGAACTAAATGTGTAGATATCATTTAAAAAAAGTTGATATTTTACACTGAACATGTTGTTAGTTACAGTGTTAGATCCATCAAATTTAAAAATTTTGTTTATACCTATAACTGCTGGAGGAACTTGAAGATAATTGCTATTTTCCTCATAAGAAAAAGTAGTAGCAGTTCCTGCTATAGTTGTTTCAGCACTAGTTGTTACAATACCAACTGGATTATCACCACCTCTACCACGCCCTCTATCTATATCTGCTTGAGTAATTTTATATTTTAAATATGTTGATTCTACACCATCAAAGTGTCGTTCATGAAAATACTGTAGTGCATCATCAACTAAGTCATCAACTTGCTCATCAGCGACGTTAATTTCTAAGACAGGAGCACCCAACTGTCTTTTACAATAGTTTATGAGGTCTGTCCTACTTGCAGGTTGTGCCATCTATTCACTACTTTTTAATTATTTATGGGGCAGAGGAAATACCCTGATAAACATATACATTTCCATTTACGATATTATAGTAAGTTGCTCCAGAACTTACGAGCACATCATACATATATCTTCCCTCAGCGAGGTTCCTTGTATCTGTGGACCCCATAGAAACTTCCATAACACCACCTAAGGCACTAGTGATTCCAACTGTAAGAGTTGCAGCAGGTACAGTCGTAGACCCTATAGAAGTGCTCTTTCTTATTTGAGCAGACCCAGAATATCCACTTAAGTTAAATGCTGAATTTGCTGTATTTAATACATTAAATTTTGCTTTAAAGTCTCCGCCAGTGTAGATACTCAAATTAGCACCATAAGGAATTCCAGAATCTGGATCAAAAGTAATGTTATTACTAGCCATTAGGGATACCTATTACCGACATTGTTTCTTGTTGTTTATAATATAATTTTGCAAAAGATTTTGCAATATTTCTAAGTTCTTCACGATCATCACAACTATCTATCTGTGATGCTAATTTAGTGTAAGCAAATTGTTTTGACAGATTGCTTAGTTCAATGCTATCTGGATCCATGTAATAACTCCTTTAGTAATGATTTGATTTCGTCAATGTCACCTTTCATGTTAGCAAGTTCATCTTCAATGTTCTGTACTTTTTGAGTCTTTTCGCTTTTCACTTCACGTCTCGCAAGATATTGATTATATTCAGTTTTATTTACATTAATGATAGATCCATTATTAGGGTCTCTCGCTAAATCGGAGTGACCCTCAACTGTATACTTTTCCATTATGCAAGTGCAATAACTCTGAGATCCTTAACTCTAGGAACATATACCTGACTTGTAGATGTAAGGAGAAGTTTAATTCTATACGATCTAAATGCAGGTAATTGATCGATAGTAAATGTCATTTCTTTATAATCAAGATTTAAACTATCAAAATTATAGTTATTAGATTTGATCATTTTAGTATCTGATTGACCATCACTCAAACTTGAATCAATTACTTGACCTCTAGTGTTTAAATTATCATAACCAGGGAACAGTTGGAAGATAGGATCAAATCCTTGCTTATCACTGATAGCGTATAATGCTCTAATATCGGATAGTGCATTAACATGAGCAGAAACAAGAATCTTAAGTGAAGACGCAGGATTCTCCAATACAACTTCTTTAGAAATGTATTGACATGCTGTAGGATCTTCTCTAAGAGTATTTACTCTTGAATCAGTTGCATAGTTAGTAATTGCACTATTAACTCTATTTGATGTTGTAATAACAGAAACTCTTTGTGCGTCAATCACTGGACTTACTCTTGTATCAACTGTTCCAAGGAACATTCTCATATTCAAGGATTTATTTCCAGGAATATTGTCAAGTTTTGCAGTCTCATTAACCTTAGACGAAATCATTCTTGGAGATTCAAAATAATTAGGTGTATTAATATTGAGGTCAGTAAATCCTTCATCAATAAATGGAATTTCATTTCCATTTATACTTTGACTTGATATTGTTCTTACCTCAGCATTAAGTGAGGTGCCACGCACTGTTACATTTTGAATGATTGGTGTAAGAATTTCAAATGGCATATTTTGAGATGCTCTAATGTCATATCCACCAGCAGTTTTTGTTTTATTCATAAACAACTTAGGAAGACCGACATCATTACTTCTGTCATCTGCACTTGTACCAGTTCCTGTATTAAAGGTTTCTGACATATCAAGTTTTACATTATATGAATCAAACGTAATTGGATTATCCACTGTCACATCGTTCAAGTTATGAGTTTTGTTGATTCTATGTAAGTTAACTCCACCTAGTTCATATTTAAATACAGGTGTTCCAACTGGATAGTTAGCTTGATTATTTCCTCTAGTAATAGTTCCACCAATAACATTTCCAGTTACATTGGTGTATTCAATAATCTCATTACCAATCTTTAAGAATCCAACATTTGTTGTTCCAACACCAACATTTTCAAAAGTTCCAAAATTAGTTCCAGCATTAACAGAAATTTCACCAGTAGAACCAATAGAAAATTCTGCAGAAAGTTTTGTTGGTTTAATATCAGGTTGAACATCACTAATAGCAACTCTATTATCAGTGAAATACATACCATGATTTTTATGATTTACCTTAATATGCAAACCATCGGCATCAGTGATAATATTAGAAATTGTATTTCCAACACCCACAGCATCTTTAAAGTTAAACTGAGTGGTAACCCCTGCGCTATTTACATACATTAAGGTGTTGCCAATGCCTGTTACAAACTCACCCTGAACATTTTCAAAGACAAGTTCACTTGTCATTCCAATTCCAGTAATTGTTAGTCTTGAATTTCTACCAACGGTTGCAATACCAATCGTAGAAATACCAACTACGTCACCTACTTGATAACCAGAACCACCGTTTGTAATTGTTGCAACTCCAATTGCTCCAGCATTTACAAACACATCTGCTACTGCGCCTCTTCCATTACCACTTAAAGTAACTAAATTAACACTATTAAAGGATCTAGATCCTGTAGAAGGAGTGTATCCAATTCCAGGATTAGAGACTGTAATTGTAGTTGCTTTTGCCGCAACCCCAACCAAATCACCACTTGCCTGAGTTCCTAACTGGAAGAACGTATTACCAACTTCATATCCAGTATCACCTGTTGTAGTTCCAAGTCCAACTCTAATTTTTTTAGAGTTCAGAACAAGTGAATCTGGCATCAGTCTTGGAATCATTCCATTGCCTTTAGTCAGTTCAGGACTATAGAATTCAACAGAACCACTCTCGATAAAGTCTGCTCTATAAAGAGTAAACTTAAGATCTTCCCACTGACTTGGTTCCCACGTTGATGCGTTTTGAGATTTAAATAGAGATCCAAGATATGGTTGGTTTGAAATAAACGTATCGGAAAGAAGATCGTTTTCACCAATACGAGAGATGTATACACTATATTTTGTAGAGTTAGATGCAAGACATATGGCGTATTCAGTATTTCCACCTTCAAGATACACAGGTGCTTTAAATTCAACTGTAGTTGCTACAGAACCATCAGCAGAAGTTGTTATATCTTCAGGACCAATAACAATCTCGGAGAAAGGAATAATCTTTTGAGTTGGAAGACCATT